CGAACTTTGCAATAGGTTGCAGTTTACGATCAAAAGATCCAGGATTGAATATGTTCTGTGCTCTAGCAAATGATTCTGCATCTGCTAATAACATTTCAATATACAATTTCTGTACATCAAACGAATAATCTTTAGCCTGCGATTGTTGTTCTTTATATTCAGCCATACATCTTTCTCTTTAAATCTATTTTCAGTTTACTTGACTCTGTTGTTTTCAATATCGATTGTATAGTAAACAGTCTACCATATTTTAACACAGCATCCGCCACATCGCCAACCGTTTTGTCCCATTCTGGAAAAGCAACGCTCCATCCAAATTCTGTTGCTTGGTCTACCAATTTTTGTCCGGGAGCATCTCTGTCTGGCACAACAATTACCTGTCTACCAAGACCATCAATCAACTCTCGCTGTGTGTCATTTATCTCCGATCCCAGTATGCTCACACCAGAAACGGTAATAGCATCAAATGGTCCTTCTGTTACTATCACGAACTTCCTTGTCCAATCCTGTGCGTCCATGTTAAACACATACCCGGGCTGTACGTCCGTGTAATATTTTACTTTGTCTGATTGCTCAAACATCCTTCCTGTGAATCCAACAACGTCTCCACGCCAGTAGAATGGTATCAGCAATCTCTGATGCACGTCCCAAGTCTTATCGGGCGAGTACATGAAATCATACCAGTCTGCTCCGATTCCCCTGCCTTCTAAATATTTCAATAGACCATCTATCTTCTGCCATTGCTGTTCAGTTAGATCGTTAGCCACATACTTTTCTAACCACACATCCAGTTTGTGTGTATCCTTAGGCAACGTCTTGTTCTTGAATGTAACGAATTTCTTCTTCTCGTACTTGACATCACTTTCTTCTTCACGCATGGCCTCTATGGCCAACTTACGTATGGTGTCCTCTGGTATGCCTATGTAACTCATAAACTGCCTCATCTTGTAGGTTAGTTTACGTCCTATCACATAACTGGTTTTGAAGCCACAGTTGAAACAATGGTAACTCACAGTGCCGTCAGCACTGGTCATCAGTCCGCCACGCTTCTTCTTGTCAGCGGTCTCTCCATTGTACACACAACAAGGTGCATTGAAACTTATCCAACCGCTTGGGGTCTTCTTTCTGTTCGCAGGTAAACTAGTCAGAATTGTATTCTGTATAAGATTCATAATCTATACTATTTTACTGTCTATATAGGATTTTGTCAATCACGCCAGTGTTGTCACTGTCGTTGCCCCAACTGAATCTTACACTGTGGTAAACACCTGTGAAGTTAAAATTGGTAACAGTTGTGGAGTCGGTAAATGAGTTTGCAGTTGATGCCGCACCTTCCATGGTAATATCAAAGTAATCAGCGTCGCTTGGTGAGGCACTCATGGTACCTTGCACTCTCAAAGCACCTGAGAAGTTTTTTGTGTACACAGCAATAGTGTGTAAGGCCTTGTTATTATTGATGCCAGGCTTAGCATCTATAGATCCTGATGTGTATGTCAGTGGGCCACCCGTTCCTGTGAAACTGGAAACACTTGTGCTTGATAAAAATTCTGGGTATGCACCATCTAGTAATTCTATTGTGCCAGCGGCCGCGTATCCTGTGTCTGCATATGTGATCTCTCTGCTACCATCCGACTTAACTTCTCTTACTGCGAAGTTGTAAAATTTAGCATCCAGTGGTAACAGATCGCCCTCTGTGATCGTACAACTAGCATCGCCTTTTGTGCTCACAGTCGAACCATCGTCGAGTATGGAAAGTGTCTTTGTGAGAACTGCTTTCTTACTGTCAGAATCAATCATGTTGAACTCATAAGTCTTGGATGTGATGTCCTGGGCCTTCTGATCCTCGTTTTTGAACGTGAATGAGATCGGGTTTGACACCCCTCTGTGCAGTGTTAAGCGTCTATCGTACACTTTTGAGTTCCTCCCGTGATAACCACTTATGTAGGCGATTACCAATTGATTTATTAAATACCTTTGGACTGTTTGCATAGTACATATTTAACAGTATTTATAGATATAGAATGAACGAAATTTTTAACACTTTGAGGGACAAATTCCCGTTCCTGAGCCTTATAAGAAAGGGTGACCTGGAGTATGTGGGCATAGTGCAGAACGAGGATGCAAACGTGATCAGTTTCTACGACTATGGTAGGCTCATGATGCCACAAGACAAGATGAAGTACTTGAAATGTGGGGAGACTTGGTGGCACGAGTCCAATCGTAAATTACCAATTAACATATTTCTCAAGGGTGAATTTAGGTATTTCCGTTCGACGTTGATTACACTTAATTCTAAGGATGTTCAAATAGTGCATGGACCTACAGTGAAACTTTCAGAAATTTCGAAGAAGCGTGTGAAAAGAAGAACAATCCAATTGGTAAGAAAACCAATCTAAGAATTTTCATGGGATCTCCCTTTAGAAGTATAGTTCAGTGTGCTTCTGTCTTGCAAGGTTCGGTTGTTGAAATTGGATCAGAAAGGGGAGAAGGTTCTACTGCTTTTTTATCTAGTTTTTGCAAACAATTAGGTTTGAAATTTTATTCGGTAGACTTCGAGCAAGAGGCATATCTCAAAGCCAAAGGCACGCCAAACACCATTGCTGTACACTCGACCGGCGAAGAGTTTTTAAAGAACTTTCCTAAAAATGAAAAAATTTGTTATGCTTATCTAGACAATTATGATTGGAATTATGGCCATGAGGATCTTCATAATAGGCAGAAAAAAACATACGAACTTTACGGTCTAACCCTGTCAAATGAAAATTCACAAAAAGCACATCTAGATCAAACGATATTAATTTCCCAACTGGCCGCTGATAAATGCATTATATCTTTTGATGATACATTTTATGATAATGAACTCAAATGTGTGTCCGGCAAAGGAGGCACCGCACATGATTGGTTGACCGGCGAAGGGTGGAGCAATTACAAGAACACCGATTATTTTAATTTTTATGATAGAGATTTTTTGAAAAACTATATCAGGTATCGAGTAGAAAATATCACTTAATAACAGTCAAAAAAAAAGATCGCTGTCTGCGATCCCATCTAATTTTAATACCACGTTCCTTCCACAGTTTTTGCCAATAGGGCAGTTCCTGTTTGATCCAACGACCATCCAATTGGTCCTCTTTGTTTAGGATTTTCCACGTGTTCTTTTCCTTGTGCTTCCAGTAGTCTGTGAGGAATTTGGACAACGACACAACCGAGAACGGTCCATCATTGGATAGGTCTACTATTGTGGGTTTGGATTTTTTAGTGAGTTTTTTATTTGTCTTGTTGTACACTAAAGTTATATTTATCTTTTGTGATTAGATTCATCTGCACCACTATGGCCTGTGCATATGCCACAGCATGTGATTTCTTGAAGAAGTAACTGCCGTCTGTGGGTTTGATCCATACTTCCTTCATTATGTCTATCCAGTCCTTGTACATGAGATGTCTCTTGGCCGGACGTATTATGGCCAACACGGCCGCTAGTTGTTCTATGGTTTTTGGTTCTAACTTGGACACTATGTTGTAATGGCCATTCAGGTGGAATAGGTTCTCCACTATTTTAGGATCATTGAGCATCCCCCAGTCTGGTTCCAGGATCATAAGTTCAACCAGTTCCTGTTCCGATTTTACATCCTTGTATATGTTCACATTCAGACAGTCTATCTTGAAATATCCTCGGTCCTCTGCTTGTTTGTAATCAAGCGATGCATGGCCTGTAACAGGATGCTCAGGCACGGCATGGAAGTAGACTCCCGTCTTGTGTTTCTCTGACTTGCCGTCTTTGATCATTGAAGCAGGAGTGTGTTTGAATAATTTTAATGTGTTGTCTCTGTCAAAGAAGTCTATGTCTACATCAGGCATTAGTGAACGCTCCCTTTATCTTTCTCTGCATGTTGTATCATTTTATCTCTCGAGCCTGGTTGTAACACTTCCAACACGTCAAGCAGTTTCCTGTATCCTTCTGTTTTCAATATGTCCTTGTTGACTTTTGGCATTATGACTCTTCCTACAGATCCGTCTTCTTTGATTATTACAGCACAGTCGCCGTCATCAAACTCTAAGTTATCAGACACTTCTAAATCTATCTTAGACAATCTTGGCCTCCCTTGCTGTGTCCTGCACTAACATGTGATCCGCCGGATAACTTTTCAACTTGCTAGGCCAGAAACTTGTGTTTATAAATCTTTCTATCATTTGTAATTGTTCGTCGTTAAATGATTTTAACATCCTTTTGCCTGCGTTGCAACCTAGCAACAACCAAGGACTTATCTTGCCTTGCTGTATGTGTTGCACTGCTCTGTTCTTGTTTACAAGTCTGAAGTAGTCCGACCACTGTGCGTTCTGTTCTGTGGCCCAGTCCATCATTGTGGCTATGCTTCTCTGTAGTGCGGCCTCCACGGGTTCTGACTTCAGTGCTTCTATCAAGTACATCTCGTAAAGATCATCCCTGGCCCAATGATCCAGTTTCACTTTTGATTGTAGCACATAGTCTATGTACTTCTCAGGATACAAAGGGTTGATGTGCATTATGAATCTTCCAAACTTGACGAATGCGTTGTAGTATGAACTCTTAACGAAATCGTCGTATGTTTTTGTTTTTGAATTATGTTGATGTATCTGATAGAATCTCTGGAACACCATAAATGCATTCACCACCCATTTTTCATCACGTTGTAGATATCTTCTCTTTGGTTCACACAAATGTACTTGCAGTGTACGTTCCTTAGCAAACTCCTTGCCACAGTATGTGCATTTATTTGTCGATGCCATGTGCCTCTATCAGTTCCTCTAGTTCTCTGTCTGTAATCACTTTGTCCAATGTCTCTAGGTCTGCTTCCTTCCATGTAGGGTATATTGCCTGCAGTTTCTTTAGACTCTTGTTGGGCACACGCTTCATGGGTTTTAGCCATGGATGGAACTGCTGTGTCTCTGCTCCACACATGGCGGTCAGTATCCATAACAGTTTCTTGTGTTTGCCCAACGTGAAGCAGTGCTTGTTCACGCACTCGTTGACCATCTCTATGTAGTGTTCTACGTAAAAAGTATCCTTGGATGACACATTGGAAACGTATCTCATCAGCATGTACGGAGAGTACAACGATTTCTCCTTGTCGTCGATCCTGTCGAAGTAGTCCTTGTTCCTGAAGTCTACCGCTTTCAGTCCGTTCCTTAGATCAAAAAATTTTCTATTTTTTTCTGCTGGCATATTTTAGTGCAAACATTGTGCAATCTTTCGCTGTTGCAAATGTTAATTTTAGTTTCTTGTTCTTGTGATGTAAACCTGAAAATTGGAATTTGTGTTTCTTGATGAAGTCAAAGAAATTGTGCATCCAGTCCTCGTCCATCCATACAGCGATCTTGTTGCTGGTTATAAGAATTGGTGCATCGATTGTTATTGTTTTCCTACCAGACCGAGCCATAGTCCACCTGTTCACACTGTCTTGATATGTCCTTGACAAAGTAGGCACACATAGGTTTTGGACCGTTATGTAAGGGTACTGCCAACATCTGTCCTGATTTGATCTTTGGAAAATACCATTTCACTTCTGTATAGATATCCACCACGTCTATTGGATAGAAGTCGGGTTTTGGACTTGATAACGGATTGAATGTGAAAGCATCAAATCCTCTGTCGTTTAGACTTGTGATTGGTAACACGTGCATCTCAGATTGTCCTGCTTCGCCTATCAACATCTTCCAATCCAGTGGCATCTTTATCTTATGTGGCCCGATCTCTAACACCGCCGCTGGTGCATTGAAGCTCTCTAAGAAAATTAAAGGTATGTAGAAGAAATCAGGATTAGCGGGATCTGAATTGTCAAGCACTGCGAATCTCAACTTCTCGTCCACCCACTCGGGTATCTTCTCTAACTTGTATGTTCTGTTATCCAGTGTAAGGATTTTCATAATTTATCTTTTCTATATTATACGGGTAATTGGCCTCTTTGTAAAACTTTTTCCTTGCCCCTAAGTGTCTTTTCGCAAACTTGCAACTGCTGGTAATATCCCAGATCTGTACACTGTCTTTGTCTTCCGCTTTCCTGATACCACGTCCTATGCTCTGTATTACCCTCACGAACGACTTGCCTGGTTCTATGAGAACAAGATTAAAAATCCTAGGAATATTAATACCAACAGCGGCCACTCCATATGTGGCGATAATAACTTTATTTGTTGCAGTAGATATTTCATCATATTGTTCCTTCCTGTCTGTGTTTTTGGTTGACCCGGACACGAATACTGCATCTTCGATTTGTTCTTCTAGAATTTCACCTGCAGATATCCTGTCCACAAGTATCAGTGTATTGCCCGAACTTGATATGTCTTTGATTGTGTTGGCCACCCACTTCATCCTGGTCTTGTCTGTGGTAAGCCATTTAAGTTCCTCACCGTACGTTTTGAACTGTGGATGATCTTGTGTCTGCAACACATTCACATGACAATTCGCCAACACACCCTTGTCTTGCAGTTCACTGGCCTGTATCCTGTTGGACACATCACCTATGCTACATTTTAATCCCATGAACTCGTAATCTGCTTTTGGTACTGTTCCTGTTAGTCCCCAACGTATGCCACAGTGTGCGAATGGCCCGGTCAACAATCTTTTCAACACATCTGCTTTGGCCATATGCACCTCATCGATGATCACTGTGTTTATTCCTTGTATTGCCTCTAGGAAGTCCGTCGTGTGTTCGTCTTTGCTTTTCTTTTCTAGTACGTTTAGTGACTGCCATGTTGCTATCGTGTTGAATCTGCCTAGTTCCTTCCTGTCTCCGTAGTACACACCTACGTCTAAGTTACAAGCAAGGAAATCTTCCTCGGTCTGTGTCACGAGACTCTTGTTTGGTACAATAGTAAGTGTACGACCGTATGGCTCGACCAGTTGGCACAAGGCCGCTGTGATTATGGTCTTACCTGCACCAGTGGCTATCTCTTGTATGCTTTGTGGATGTTCTATGAACTTGTTAATAGTCTCCACTTGATAGTCTCTCAATTCGATTGGCTGTCCCGCCGCTGGATGATTCTCCGGCCACGTTATGTGTGACAGGTAATTTTTATCCACCGCTTTGAATTCAAAGTTGTGTTGCTCTCTCCTATCCTCGACATCAATATAAACACCACCCTCGTCTAGTATGGGAAGTATTTGATCAACTAGGTTTAGATATGTTGTGCCACCCAACCCAAAGAATGATACCTTCCCGTCCCACCTGCCTAACTTCACTGCTGGAAGATGTCTCGCATATGGTATTTCGTATTTGAATTTGTTGGAGAGCCTCTTACGCCATTCGAGACTCAAGTTCTCGAACTTCACATTTACCTCATCTTTTATTACTAATTTACAACTGCTCATTCTAAAGTTTTACTATTATGTGATCATGCCAATCCCAACTACTCGGTTGGTGATCACTATAATACAACTTTTTTGGAAGATTTTCAAGCATTCTTTTCAGGTTGTCCGTGCCCGTGGCATAATAACCACCGCCTAGTGTGATCAGTGATGCTTTTGGTTTTACTTTGCTCTTGATTAATGCCCTTGGTATTCTATTCCTCACGAATATTATTTTGGTATCTTGGTTAATCAGTTTAAATTGTTTGCTCATTTGATGTAACTCATATAGGTTCTCAAAGAACTCTTTTGATTTTTGATTGTCCAACAGATAGGTCCTCTCACTGGTGAAACGGTCTATGTCCTTCTTGTAGATGGGCTCTTTGACATCGAATCCCCAACTGCACTCATTCAATAAATCAATACCATGTGCCTTGAAAGCATTCATCCATTCCCAGAATTCTTTTACATCTTCCTCCATATGGATGTCACCACTCACGGGCATCATTAATGGGAAACATTCCAGCTCTATTAATCCTTTGACTACCTCATTCTTAGAACAAGTCTTTGAATCGATCCATAACTTATGATATTTGTTGTGTGAAATTTTTTTACCTATGTGTGTCAATGCAGGCACGTCTATACCTTGTGTAGATATATTGAAATTCTTTAATGAGTCCACTTGTTCTAATGCAGTGCGTGGTTTAAGATTTTTGTCCCAATAAGTTTGTAGTGATTCAGGAGCATTGTTCAATACAATCTGCCCGGCAATTAAATTTGCCGTTGGTTGACGATGTCCTATTATTTCTTTTTTGATTTCTTCATAGTCATTTAGTAAACTGTCGTCTGTGAATTTGAAATCGTATCTCACAGCGATCAAGGTCAGATAGTAAGCAGTAACATCACTGTGTTGGAAGGTCCATCTCTTTTTCTCACCATCGTACAATGCGTACATGCCAGGCAAGTCACGTGTATCTTTCAAGCAACGTATAAGTTGTATCACTTTCTTGTTGTAAGGAAATCTCATCTCTATCCTATCGATATTATCATCGTCTGTGTACTTCTCAATGACCTTGTCAAAACTGATCACCCGGAAGTCGTCCTCATATTGTGGATTGTCTAACAATTTCTTGATGTCCATGCCATGTGCTTGGAACTTGGTCAGATATCTTTTGAGTATGACCAGTGCTAGTCTGGCCTGCTTCTCTGTCCAAGCATACTGTGATTCTGCCAAGGATCTCACTGTGTCGTAATCTTTAGGGTGTGGCTTGATTACGGCTGTATTTCCTATCATTGACGGATTTGCCCAAAAATAATCATTATATGCTAGTATTTTGAGTGCTTCGTTAATTGTTTTTGGCAAATCTGACTGCATTTTATATCCTGGTAATATTGATAATTATTAGTATATTATAGCATACTTGGTAATATAGTCAACCATGAAAAAGGTAAAGAATAAAGCAGTAAATGTAAGGAAGCAACTGAAAGTCAAGTTGGAAAATACTGCGACTAGGTATAAAAATATAGTTGGATTTAGACCAACAGAACACCAGGCATATCAGTGGTTTAGATACATTAACAAAGCACTATTCAACAGCAGATTACCAATGGTACCATTACATGTAAAAAAACTGCACAAGGACTGGGGCAGATGTGTTGTCAATTGGGACAACAGGAAAACACCCAAAGGCAGGTTCAATCAAAAAATAATTCCTTATCATATAGATTTAGAACATTACATAGAAATACACTGTAAGTTCCCCACGTGGAAAGACTTCATAGAAACTCTAGCACACGAAATGGTACACCTTTATCAAATGACTTGGGTCAAAGATCCTTATGCAAACCACAATGCAAACTTCTTTGCTTGGAAAAATAAGTTTAAACTTGCAGGGCTAGGCCTGTCAAGATGTTAAGACCTTCTCAAATTCAGCGTAACTAATCACTTTACTGTTTCCTAGATCGGTTCCTGTCTGTGAGTTGTGTAGATACTCCGGCGGATTGTCATGTACCATTGTGTAGTTCACATGTGGTCTCATCTTCAACATGTCTCTAAACTGTTTGAACCAGCCTTCAAATATCTTGTCGTCGTTACGTTCACCGTAACAGATTGTGTCTTGGTATATGTTGTTTAACTGTCCCTTGCCATACTCCCTGAAGTCGTATCCAATAAGGTATATGTTCTTGTGTCCATGCACCCCTGCAGTCCAGAATGCGGCATTGCCTGATATCCAGTGCGGGTTATTGGGTATCAGAGTTATCATGCCCTTGCTCTGTTTCCTGTTGGCTTCCAGTGCCGGGGCGTAGTGTACTGTTTTTAATCCAACCTCGTCCTCCACCATCTGCATAGACATCTTAGTGTCCACGGAGAATATAAAGTCGGGAATAAAATCTCTGTAAAGTGCGTTACACCCATACGTCTGTCCTGTCGCTTTAAGTTTATTGAGATCAAAACCCTTACGTGAAGGTCCATTACCTATGCAATAGGCGTTGCCTCTTGGAGTGGCCTTTACTCTGTCCTCATAGAAAGCGGTCTCTTGTATTTTTTTACCGTTACGTATGATGAGGTTTGTGTTTACAGTTTCTCCTTCGTAGGGTTTCCATTCGATTGTCTCTATCTCGTTCCTTTTTTTTCCTATGTTAATTTTTTGCATTACAAGTATCTCTCCTCAAGTTTCGCTCTAATTCTGGCCCATGGTAGTCCTTGTTCTATCTCGTCCTCAAACCATTCCGTGTATGCTAATTTATTCGCCCATGCCAATCTGTTGGGCATGGCCGGTGTGTTGATGTCTGCTAATTTTATGTTGCCCACATCATGGCACAGGCTTGATTTAGACACGAACACAGGTATACCTTTCATTACTGCCTCCATGGCAGGATTGCTTGAATGGTTTACAACTGCCCAGGTCCCCTCTAGTGTTTCTTTGAAATCTGTGTCATCGTAAGTTCTGAAATCTCGTTTTGGCAGTCTAACTTTCACGTTTTTAAATTTGTTTTCATCGAATGTGATAATGTTCCTAGGGTGTGGCCTGACTAATATTGGCCTGGCCGTGTACTTCCGAATTTCTTGAATCTGTTGTTCAATCCAGTTTGACATTTTAGGAAGTCCGTTCCATTGTTCAGATGTGTCTTGTTGACCACATATGACAATAAGATCTCCTGTGGGATTCCATGGACGCAATTCATGTTTGAACAGAGGCCAACGCTTGTCATCGAATTCTTGGTTGGCAAAATCAGCATCTCTGTTTATTCCGTTTATCCCAATCTTGAAACTGAGATTTCTACGCAGTCCCCCCACTTCCACAACAATTACAGGCTTGCCTTGCTTCCTGTACCTGTCCCATATTGGTTTGTAACCCTGCATTCTACCACGCCATAATACACTCCATATGACCGCAACGTCGCCGTTGGTCTCTTTGTTAACAGATACGTTATCGCCTGTCTTCTGCATTGACTGTATTAGTTTTGCAAAAATGTTTTTACTGTTGAGTGGGCCATGCATTGGCCACGCTTCTATTTTCATTTTATATTTTTTTCCAGTAGTCCAGACCTTTTATGTGGTCACCGGCACCTTTGAAGTCTTTCAATTTACTTTTGCCTTCTGATTTCCTGTTGCCTTTGAAATGATCCATGTACAGGCCCAGTTCACTGTTGATGAACACGTGATGCCCTCGGACTCCTTTCCAGTAACCTATGTCGTTTACTTTCACGTTTTTTTCTTTCTGATATCTTTTAGACAAGTACCATAATGTAGAACAATCAGTCCACTCAATTAGTTCAAATATTTTGTCAGACACATACAGTTCTTCCCAGTCCTTGGTGTAGTTTTGTATTTCAGGATGATTTAGGTTGTATCCTACAAATCCGCATTCTGGATACTTTCCACCGTCACTTAGGTTTGGATTTTCCCTACCCAGGTAAGTCAACATTGAATCACCGGGCAGTAAGCCTTTGAAAAACTCTTTTGGTATTGGCCTAAAGGAGTATGTGTCAGCATCCAACCATATGAGATAATCATAGCCTGCGGAATTTTTAATTGCATGAGTTACACAAAAAACTTTGTTTGCAAATCTCACTGCATTCCAAAGGAAAGATCCTTTAGGTGCCATGGGTATTGGTCTACGCACACCGTTTGGTATTTCGTCTATTTCACCGTTTGCCACAGGATCGTCTTTGTACTTGTTCTTAAATTTTAATAACTCGGGCTGTACCTCATGTGCATCCAACCATTCTACTCTCGGGTGTTCAAATACATCTTGAAACTGTGCTTCATGATACACTGCCACTTGTATATCCTGTGGCCAATGTTGCAACACACTGTCAACTGCTCTCTTGGCATACTCGTTCCAGGTACCTGGTTTGTAAGATGTCAAAACTTTGATTTTCATGATATCGATATTTAATCTACCTAGACATGTTATATTTTTTAATCCAGTCACTTACCAACCATGCGGGTACGAGTGCCTTGCCGGCTTTCTGACTGGCCTTCGTTACGTCTAATCCAGAATTTTCACCTGTCCTGCCTTTGTAAAAATTATTTAACTTGGCACTGGCACTTGTGGTAAGCCAGTGTCCAACAGGAACAGTCCATCCGGTTTTAATTTTATTGATAATCTCATTTGGCAGTTTACCTAGGTATGCTTTCTTAATAAAAGTCTTGGTATTGCTCTTTTTAGGACCCATTTTCAAATCAGTGTGCATACTCATGCAATATTGCATGAACATTTTTGTTGCTAAAGGAAAACGTCCTTCCATGCTATATGCCATTCCATATTTGTCGTTTCGACTAAACATCTCTTCCGGAACCTGTGCCACGCAGTCCAACGCCATGTGTGATCCTATAGGATCATCTGGATTCCATAATTCTCCCGAATAACATTTACGAAACTCTTCGATTAGTGTGTCATCACTAACAGGATTGTTGGTTAATTGTAATGGACGCTTAATGCGATTGAGCCAAAGTTTCAGCACATCGTCCCAATTTTCTATTTGCCTTTTTTCTATTTTTTTCAGCAAGAATTCTGGATTTTTCATTTTCCAATACTTTGGATAGCCTGCGAGTATTTCGTCTCCCATATCACCTGCCATGGTTACTACAATATTATTTTGTGATAAAAACTTGTTGGTAGAACAGTACATTGACATACTAGGATTGTATACAGGTTGCTCCATGTAGTACACGCTGTCATCCCAACTATCTATGAATGCTTCTGGAGTTATCACAACTTCTTTGTGGTTGAAGTTGTTTTGCTGTGCAAGTATGTTGGCACAATTAGCATCACTGTTGTAATCCTCGTCTGCCTGTACGTTGGGCTCCATCCTGTTTGTGAATGTGTTTGCTTGGCCTTTTAGTTGTTTTAACTCATAAGCAATCACACTCGAATCAAGTCCACCACTGAGGAACACACCGATCTTTCTCCTGCCAATAGAACACATCTCAACTGTTTTTTTAACTTTTGATCTGAATTCCTCCGCATTGAATTTTTTATCGCTTGTAGGTTTAATATAGACTCTGTGTGTTTGTGTAATTTTTTTACTGTCAATATCGTATACTATTGTTTCTCCGGCCAGCAATTTTTTAACTCCAGTGAAGAACGTGTTACGTAAGGCGTTGATCCCTGTCCTTGCCATGAAACTTACTGCAAGGTTATCCATCGTCCTACTGTTGGGAACTTTGTCCAACATGCCTTTTATCTCAGAGCCGAACACCAATCCCTCTTTTATTTCTGCGTAGTACACAGGTTTCACACCTGCATGATCTCTGCTTAACGTAAGTGTGCTCTTATCCCTTTCGTAGTATGCAAAGCCGTGCATTGAGTCTATCTCGTCGATAAATGACAATCCAAACTTATCCAATCCCCACGCAAGTAGTTCAGTATCACAACCCGAAGTGTCTGTGAACTCTTTGTATTTGTCCTTTAGCTCGTAGTAGTTGAAGATTTCTCCATTGTAAACCAGTATGTTTCCTTTTGGAGTTGTCCATGGCTGGGTTGCATTACCTGGTTCACCCATTATGCTCAACAGGTTATGACCTAATGTTATCTTATCGTTGTGCCAGACACTGGAACCATCCGGCCCTCTGTGTTTGCAAACTTCTATGAATTGTTTTATGAACGCTGGATTGTGTTCGGTTATGCCGTATATGCCACACATTACAATCCCAACTTATCTTTGAATCTTTTGAACACTGTGCCATCTCTTATTTCCTTTTCGCTCCATAACTTGTAACCGAGGTCATAGAGCCATTGGGTCCTGTCCGGGTACTCTGGTGTTTCTATGTTGTTTAGGTCTTTATTTGCCACGGGCCAACTGAGTGCAAGATCTGAAGTATTAAATGTAGGGATTCCACGAACACACGAGTCTACACCGGCAGTGGAATTATGTGTAACAACAGCATGGCAGTTGGATATCGCTTCTTGATAATTGAACCTATAATATTTTTTTTCGTCTCCGTTGAAATATTTTTGACCTATGACAACTTCAACGTCCTCTGGAAATTCTCCCATCCTGTTTTCCATGGCAACAACATGATTAGGATGTGGTCTCACAACAAACTTCCTTTCTGTTATTGGTCTTAATTTTTCATACACCCCGTGGAACCAATCTATTGGATCGAGCTCGTTCATACTCCAGTTGTCTTTGGGTTGTAGTACAAACATGATTGGATCTTCCTGATCTGACTTGCGCCATGGTTCATTTTTGATATTCCATCGGGCCTTCGCCGCTTCCCACCGATCGGGAGGACTGTTGTCTGACAAGAAGTCGCCGTTGTTCATGGGTGAAAACAATGCAACTCGCCAGTGATGGTTAGGTCCATGCACGTTACCAAAACTTGAAAGCAATCCACCGTCAAACGTTATTATCTTGATTCCTTTTTTCTTTGCACGTTCCACTAGGTCTCGTCTACGACCTTTTGTGTGATGCATCTGCTTATTGCCTCCATAACCAAACATGCACCCGATCGGTGCTGTTGGTTCCATTTCGTTTGGCCGCCACTCTCCGGTCAAATTTTCATTTACTATTATAGGTTCATCTCCGCAGGCTTTTACACCTTCAGCCATGTATTGAAGTAAGTCCCAACTGGCACCTCTCCGTCTGTCTTTTACTGTACGCCTAAATATTTCAACTTTCATCTAGTATTCTCCATGCATAACCATTTCTCATCTCTTCAGCAGTGAACTGACCGTAAGCCAATGAATGATATAAAGGTTCTCTATCTGTGTATTTAGGTGTCTCTATTTTTGTAAAATCTGTTTCTGATATAGGTGCACAGGCATTATGTGGATCAGTGAAACATGGTATGCCTCGTGTGGTTGCTTCTAACGTGATGTTAGAATTGTAAGTTACTATTGCGTATGCGTCATCCCAGTCGATGGGCCCACTTGGTTTTTGATTATCTTTTCCGGTGACAACATAACCACCGTTTTCGTCCACTCCTATAAGTGGATTGTATCCTTTAGTCTTTACGATAATTGGTCTGTCAGTATTCTCTTTGAGTGTTTTCAAGGTCTGGTCAAGCCAGTTGTGTACTCCACGGAATTCTTTTATAGCATTGGACGGTGGACAAACAATTATATTTTTGCCGGTCTTTTGCCATGGTTTGATCGGCCATGGAAATGTTTGTTTGAAACGATCATCTGGCCTAGACTCTTGCCAGTTTTTTAAGAAATTATTTTTGACTATCTTCATGAAGTATGGGTGGTTACGTGTTTCTCCCCAATACGGTCTGTCTATATAGAAGAAGTCTATTTTATTTTTTTCAGCCCATTTGTACACAAGATGTGTACCACGTAGTAAACCAAGTAAGACTGCTTTGGTGCAGTCCTTTTTTGTTATCATTTCAAGCGGTGATAGTTTTTTGCAATCTGGAAGTCCTGCAACTGCCCAATCTATATATTTTTCAGTAAGTTTTCTGTTTGTTGAACTAACGTAAATCATGAGACAATCGCCTTATATCTTCTTTAACCATAAAAGAAATCATGTCTTTGAATTCGGTTTTAGGTTCCCATCCTAATTTTTCTTTTGCTTTGGCGTATGAGCCGTGAAGTGCAAATACTTCTGCCGGACGTTTGTAACGAGGATCCGATTCAACATACTGTTCCCAATCATCTATTTCCGCAGTCTGGAAAGCGATAGTTAATAATTCTCTTATGCTGTGTTGTATTGCCGTGCAAATCACATAGTCACTTGGTTCTTTTTGTTGCACCATCGTGTGCATGGCCTTAACGAAATCTCCAGCAAAACCCCAGTCTCTTTTGGCTTCTAAATTTCCTAAAGTAATTTTTTTAGCAAGTCCTAGTTTAATTCTTGCAACACCATCTGTAACTTTTCTTGTTACAAATTCTTTACCTCTGATAGGAGATTCATGGTTAAACAATATTCCATTTGATGCGTGTACGCTATAACTTTCTCTGAAGTTTACAGTCATCCAGTATGAACAAAGTTTTGAAATTCCATACGGTGAACGTGGATGAAAAGGAGTCTTTTCGTTTTGAATACCCTCATCGTTTGCGTTTCCATACAATTCACTAGTACTGGCCTGATAGAATCTTGTTTGTGGATTTTGATTCACTATTGCATTTAGTATATTCAACACACCCATTGCATTTACTTCCGTTGTTTGCTTGTTAAGGTCCCAACTTGAACCAACAAAACTTTGTGCGGCAAGGTTATAGAATTCGTGAGGTCTAATTGATCTCACTAGGTGATTCATATTTGCATCATCAGTGATGTCGCCTGTGATCAGATCAACATCATTTTCTATTCCTAGATAATCTAGATTTGAGAAATTTGGATTACTATATCTTTTTACCAAACCATAAACTTTGTAATCTTTCTCCAACAAGTATTTTGCTAGGTAAGGACCGTCTTGTCCTGTCATTCCTGAGATGAAAGCAATCTTTTTCATTTGTATTAATTATAGTTTTTTTACGATGGCGGAATATTTTTCCAATAATCAACGTCATGGAATTGACGGATATCTTTTCTAGTTGATGTCTGTCGTATTTTCCTGTTACCCTTAAAATGATCTATATAATTTCCAAGCACACTGTTTACAAACACATGATGTCCTGTGACACCTTTTCGGTAGCCAATATCATGAACCATGATCTTTTTTTCCTGTATAAATTTTTTTGATAGTTCCCAAAACACGGCCGAATCATGCCATTCTAATAGTTTGAACACGGAACCGGTAATGTACAACTGCTCCCATTCATTTATGAAATTAAGTGTTTCTTTATGTTTCAAATTGTATCCAACAAAACCGCACTCTGGATACACTGATTCTCGCCCAAGATAAGTCAGCATTGTATTTTTTGGCAATACGTCTACTAGGAAATCTAAAGGTACAGGTCTAAAAGTAAATGTGTCAGCATCTAACCACACGACATAATCATAGTCTTTAGAATTCCGGATAGCGTTGATCACACAAAAAACTTTATTTGAGAATCTTACTGCGTCCCATAAGAAGGATTCATTATCCTTGTCCAATCCTTCCAACTTGTCTGATCTCCTCACCCCGTTTGGTATTAGGGTGGTCTTCCCGTTTGCTACAGGATCATTTTTATATTTCTCTTTGAATGCAAATAAATTTGGTTCTGCTTCTATTAGCTCAACACATTTGATTCTAGGGTGAACATCTTTTGGTTGTTGTTCTTCGCAATACATAACTATATCTACATTGTTTGGAAACTGTTCTGCTATAGAATGTATCCCTCGTTTTGCAAACGCTTTCCAGGTACCTGGTTTGTAAGATGTTATAACTTTGATTTTCATTAGTCGAGATATTTAAGTAGGTCAGGAACATCGATTTTAAAATTTATTAGATCGCTAAGTCTCTTTATACCTTTGGGTTTTTTGCCACCTTCTAGTTTTATTGGCACTGTGTTGGCCAAGTATAGTTCGTGTTTTAATCCTAGGTGGTGTGAAAGTAACGGATAGACTTTTTTATGAATCATTTTGGTATCTTGTATCTCAATTACTTTTGTTCCTGGTTTGCACCAAAGTAGATTGACCAATCCTGCCCCATGAGCCGCAACAATGTGTGTTGCTTCTGCAAATGTTTTCATTTGTTCTCGTATTGTCATTGTTTCTAACACAACTGTTTCCCATCCTTTCAGGGCCAATAACAGTTCGTCCGAATTTGTCATTCTTCTTGTTTTTGCTCCTGGACGTAGCACCACAATCTTTCGATGTGGTTCTTTGTACTCTGAACCATGGAGACCTTTGAAGTGTCTCAGCCATGGTGCTAGGTGAGGAGTAATCACTCCATCCTTTGTATTACTAGCACTGGGCACTAGCAAATGTTTAAACTGCCATGTCTCGTTTTTTGGCATGACGAGTACTTTTATTTCTGGAAACAATTCCTCGATTACTTTCTTAAAATATTTGCTCTCGTTGGCCAACACGTAGCAGTATTTTGTAAAATCTGTTGACCAGCGTTTCTCTAAAAGTCTAAATTTTGATATCACATCAATCCATATGTGCCATGGGTTGTTCACACTCTCCTCATCAATGGGCAACCATACATACAGATATTTCTCATGGAAGTGTTGGCTGACAGGTGGCAGATCCGCTTGGACCTCATCACCCCATTGCTTCCAGAGTTTGTGTGTCTTGCCTGGTTTGTTTTTGCGTTGATCCGTGAGACCCCAGATGTAATTGGTTATCAATTTCTGTTGATAGGTTACTAGTAAAGGACAACTATGCACTTTGCAGTCATAGAATTCAGCAACGAAAGTTGGTAAACTTGTAAAGTTTGGATCAATATTTTCGTGATATGGTACGCTGTAGTTGTAACTGGTATCTACAGTTTCCCATTTTTCCAAAAAGTATTTGATAGAATCAATGTTTTTCATGTTTGCATTTTGTGAATAACTACACTATAATTATAGCACTATGCCCTCTAATCTATTCATTAATGGTTGCTCGTTCCTTACCACCAGACCGAAAGATAATGTAAACACTCACTGTGGTCTAGAACTAGCAAAACTAATGGGACTGGATGTTGCAGTTAGTCTGGCCGGAGGCGGCAGGGGTTCAAAACGATTGATGTGGACAACTAGAACGTGGTGTGAGAAGTTCCCAGAACAGGCAGAAAAATGTTTCTTCTTGATTGGATCCAGTGGCGGAAATAGATTTGATTACCCCACCGGAGACGGATACAAAGCACATAAATTTCCAACAATGAAAACTACATGGAAAACGTGGGATCCAAATAGGGATGAACACACAAAAAGTTTTACAAAATACCTATTCAGAGCAGGAATGGACTTAGACCAAACTACGCAGATAGAATCAACACTGGCGTTGTTAGATTTACAAGACTATTTTCAAAATAAAAAATATCCATATGTGTTTTATAACACACTCTCGGATGCAAAAATAACAAATGAAGATATCAAGTTTATGTTTAACAAGATAGACAATAAAAGATTCTTCAAACCAGAGACCAGTCATTTAGATCACACTGTTGCAAACAAACAAGAATGCAAACCCGGAGATCCACATCCTAGCGTAGAAGGACATAAAGACTGGGCGGGCCAACTTAAAGAGTTTATAGATGCTAACAATTTACGCACCATTTAATAATAAGAACAGCAAAGCATGGGAGGTGTTCAACGGTGTCGAGAAATCGTGGCCCGATCAAATTACAAAACTAGATAACGCTGTGGAAACAGATCCGGTAGGCAACAGCATGTTCTGGGGATTCGTCAACAACAACAGAGAAATGGTCAAGAAGTTGGAAGCACGTAATCACAACTACTGGTTTACTGACACACCTTACTTTGGAAGATTCGACAACAACAATCTGAAACCTGACAATCATTATTGGCGTGTTTGCAGGAATGGCATACATGTTCCTTACATCAAAAATTGCAAGGCCGATAGATTTGAGAAGTTTGGAATGAAGATCAAGGCACCAAACTTCGCTGGCAAGTATATTTTAGTTTGTCCTAGTAGTACAGGTATACACAATTATTTAGGTAGACCCAATTGGACCAACGAGACCATGGAACAGATCAAAAGGTACACGGACAGACCAATCCGACTTCGACACAAGCCTAGGGGCAGGGGTACTTCAGGACCGAGCGAGGCTAAGGTACCCCTATCCGAGGATCTCAAGGAAGCCTGGTGTGTGGTCACTAGTTGTTCCATAGCGGCTGTAGAGGCCATGTGTGAAGGAATACCTGTATTCTGTGACAACAAAAGTTTTGCTGTAGACGTTGGAAACGTGGAACTGTCTGACATAGAAAATCCCTACTACGGTGGGCCAGAAACTTGGCTGTACAGCCTAGCATACCAACAGTTCACTCCCGAAGAGATAGAAAACGGTACAGCGGTTGAGATACTGATGGACAAAGGAATACTATGAAGATAGAAAAATTGAGTGGAGGCCTGTGGGTGCCATCGATGGATTCTCAAATAGAGGAATGGCGTGAAAAAGGAAAGCCATTTATGCAGGAAACTGGCCTCAATCAGTTTCTTCAATGGTGCGATACTCAACACAAAAGATTTAATCTAATAGTAGATGTGGGAGCATGGTGCGGAACATGGTCATTGGCGATGCAAAAATATGCAAAAAATATGCATTGTTATGAACCAAACAAAATACATCATGAATGCCTTACAAAAAATTTAGCACCATACAGCCATGTTAGATTGTACAATCAAGCAGTAGGTAATGAAGATGGATTTGTTAAACTAACTGAGGAGTCTGCTACACAGAATACTAGAGTCCTGATGGAAAATGGAGAAACAAAGATCAATAAATTAGATTCCTTGGATACAACAGGCATTGACATGATCAAGATAGATGTCGAGGGCCTCGAAATGGAAGTTCTTAAAGGTGCAAGAAACACTTTAGAAAATGTTGAATACTTAATGATCGAATTGAATGGTAACACTGAGAAATACGGTAGCAGTAAAAAAGATGTTAAGGAACATCTAGAATCCATCGGGTTCAGGATATTAATGAAAACCTGGCCTGACCTTGTATATTACAAAGCATGATGTACGAATACTTGAAAAAACTAAAAGTAGAACACGATTTCATGCCCGCAAAGATCCTAGACATAGGTGCTTGGAATGGTTTTTGGACTAACAATGTTAAAAAAATCTGGCCGGAGGCAGAATACACATGCATAGAAGCAGGACAAAAGCATGAGAATAAGTTGAAAAAAATCACATCCAACTATCATATCGCAGTGTTAGGAGATTCAAATAAGGAAATTAAGATGCATCTGATCCAAATTTCAAAAGGGAACAAAAAGAAAATAACGTACACAAAAGGTTCAAGTGTGTTTGGTGTGTATGAAAATTACGAGCTGAGACAGATGCAAACACTGGATGAATTGGTAGGCAGTGGCGCACAGTTTGACCTAATAAAACAAGATGTTCAAGGTGCAGAGATCATGATAATGAAAGGTGCACCAGAAATTTTCAGGAGAGCAAAGTATGTTATACAGGAAGTTAATTTACATAAAGATGAAAATTTTCCCGACATGCCCTACGAGGAAACTATGGACAGTTACATGAGCACGTTGGGATTTAACAACAGTGACACCGTAGCAACGCACGACGGATTCGATCAAGTGGACAAAATCTATTTTTAGTCTCTATAAAAACATTTAGAATTTGAATTCATCAAGAATAGGTTCAGTGTGATCCTCTGTTCTACCTGATCACTTTCATAACTGTGCCAAGTCTTACCCGCTTGTCCACAGAATATGAATGTAGAGTTTGGTTGCCATTTTGCTTCCTTGACGAAAGACTTTTCATCCTGTGCTGAATACATTTTAGTACCTACGTTTTTCTCAGGTGTGATGTATGTCACACTGCTCCATATCTTATCTATGCCCTCTTGGTGTATGTAAAATTTATATGGCAGTGGTGGAGTGATAGATAGGTGAGCATTGACACCTAAATTTTCAAACCATCTGTGAGTTTTATATTTGCTACACAATAGTTTTGCATTGTCTTTTATGACTTTGCTTATATTGTATATTTTGTCATAGAATGATATGTTATGTTTCTTGAAGTCTTCCGGATGTATCACTACAAGTTTATCTTTTGGTACATCCAACTGTTCACACTCTTTCCTTAGCGTGTTGAAATCATCTTGCGGCAGTGTGTCCTCTATTATTTGATGACTCCATGGTTCATCTGATGTTGCACCGTTGAGGCACTTGTTTAGAAAATAATCTGCTGGCATCTTATAAATTTCCTATCCTATCTATTGCGTGTTGTTGCCTTGCAAGTAATTTTGACTCCATGCCTTTGGTCCATTTACCTATAAATTTTCCTCTTGAACATGTGTTGCATATTAAATTTTTCTTGTCGTGAGAGTATTTGACATTGTATATTATGTCATGCTCTTTTTGTAAATTTTTCCATGCTTTCTCTAGGCCAATCTCAAACACGTTCCCGTAATTGGTCTTTCCTTCGGCGTCATCACAACACAATACAGTCTGACCGTCCACAAGTATTTCCATCTGCCTTAGTATACGTCCACCACCCATGGCACACCCTTGCATATAATTCTTTTCATTTATTACAGCATCATATGGTTGTGTCCAATCGCCGTCGCCGTCTCCCATTCTGTTTTCAACCCAGTCTCTTTTAGACTTTACTTTTCCTAGTATTGCATTTTGATATTCTGCTATTGTCGAGGAACTTGCCGTGGCAGATTGATTTTTATGTTTGATGCCAATCCTAATTTTCTTAGATAGCTCTGGATAGTTTTCTTTGACGAATCTTAAACTGTTTAATGTTTTGTCTTTTTTGATCTTCATGTACTCCCACAATTCTTCTGCTGTGTGGCCAATTACACTCATGTGAACATTGCCTATTAGGTGTATGTACTTGTTTAAGATTTCACACTGTTTTTTAGTAAATGACACACCATTAGTGCAAAGGCCAACTTTAATTTTATAATGATCGCATAGATCCATTATGTACTCAAGGTTAGGCTGTACCAGTGGATCACTATATCTCCATGGGCTTACAGCACAAGTGTAATCTTTTACTCTATATTTTTTAATGAGAGATCCATAATCATGTAACAACATACCTAACTGCTCTTTTGTCATCTGCTTACCATGATATGTTTTGTCTTCACTTAAAGTAGTGTAAGGGCAACAATAACATTTTGCGTTGCATAAGTTGATAGGTTCAAACGCTATTGATGTGGGTAGTGGTATTGGTTGGTATATCATTCTTTCACCATAAGATAATCACTATTGAACATGTCATCTATGCCTTTAAGTTTATATCCCCAACTTTGTAATAATTCTACGGCGTCTGTGTTACCTTTGTTTTGTTCAACAATTATTACAGGAAAATATTTTTTTATAGTTTTTTCGCTTCCTTTGATTGCTCTCAATTCATAACCTTCAATATCATATTTTATAAAACCAACATTTTCGTAATTAAAACTATCAATTGTTTTGATAGGCACTTTTATGTTACCATTGTCTTTAATCCTACCAACCTTGTTACTGGTAGTGAACGAATAACCATTTTGTTCACCAATACCACAAACAGTATAGGTAAACTTTTTAATATCTTTAACATTCTTACTAAATTCTTTGACCTTATTTCTAAAATCAAAAGCAAATACGTGTTTGAAGTCCTGTTCCATCTGTGCTGAGAATCCTCCTTCTCTGCAACCAACGTCTATCCCGACAGTGTCTTGTGGAATATAAGGTTTAGCCATTGCGTATGTTTCTCGCCAGTTTCTTAGATGTTGCTCGTCCATTATAAATTCTTTGCGTATTCAGTTAACCATTTTTCCAATGCCTGGCCATCCAACGGTTCGGGTGTAAGCCATTCTTGAACACCTGGGGTTGAAGCCCATTTGCCACTGGGCATCTGCCAAGCATTATGCTTTGGCTCTTCCTTGTGTCTACCTACCATGTATCTTCTCGTGCCAGGACCATAAGGCTTTATTTCAGACTGAACAACAATCAATCCTAATCTATCAATCCACTCGAGCATCCGTTCTTTGTGATTCTTTTTCATTTGTAAACAGTAGTTATCTGAATTTGGAAAGCAGTGTTTGCCACTGATTGTTTGTCATATCTATTTGCACAAACGGATGTCGCAAGTACTTTTTTTTGGTTTGCACATGTCCAATGTCTTTTGATTCTGCTATTAAGAATGTGTTTGGTAGATAGGTTAGTTGCTTACCATTTACACTTACGTATGATCGTGTATTATCTGAACGTTCTTTGAAAAACCAAAGACAGATTATTTCTTTGTTAAAATCTATATCTGAAAAATTATCTTTGAATTCAAATCCAGTTCTATACTTTGAATCAAACTCTTGCCATGTTTGATGATTAAGGTTATTTTGGTTTTCGTATAGCCTATCGTATTCATTGGCATTGAACACATTCTGTGCATAGATGTGTGTCACAGGATCTTCAAAGTAGTGATTTTGTTTAAGTCTTTCCCAGTTCATTATGAGCTGAACAGATTGATCAATTCCTTCTTCCAGTCATCCGCGTACTCGCAATCTCTGTAACCGTCAAACCACGGACCGCCTTCTGTGTAGTGTAGAATTTTAGGCGAGCCGTCCTTGGGTTCTTTGTACCACTCCACTAACCAATTGTATTCTAGTGGCAACGAACCTATCTCATTGTCTTCCAACCAACTAAATCTATGTAGAAATTTAGGGGACTCTTCATTGAGTAATTCTGGTGTTAGTATTTTATTTTTAGGATGTTCGCAGTTCCAAAGCACCATGCTAGACCAGTTTTTTCTTGGATACACTGTTTGTGTTTGTCCATCCATTTTTGTTGTTTCTTTGGGGGTGTAATCGTGCTGTACGACTACAACCGCCTTACTTGGATCACAGTATTTCACAAGTTCGTGGCTTGGTATCTTCCACAGAAAGTCACAATCACAGAACACTGCCCATCCTTTGAAGTCATTCATAAAAGGCACAAAGAATCTAGTGAACGTGAACTCGGTTGATGCAAGTTTATCCACGGGACGTGTGTACAAACCTTGATCTCTCATTTGTTTTTGTTTTAATGGTATGACTTCTGCTGACGGATCTCTACGTTTGATGCTGTGTTCACATACCTGGTATGCTATGTCTTCTCTGCTATCGTGTCCAACGTAAATTTTCATTTTCTTCCTGATAATAATTCGTGTATTTGTTTCCAATTACTTACACGGATAATATCCGGATGATTAAAGTCTTGATTGTATGGGCGGTCTATTACTATAGGCTTTAAACCGTATTTGAGCCCGGCTACAGCGTTCTTTGGCTTGTCCTCGACCCAATATAGCCCGGTGTCATGGAACTCGGATAATGCGGAATCTTTATCGGCTCCTGTGCCTAATATATGGTAATTTGTGAATACATGATTGCCGAATAGTTCTCCCATTCTTCTCTTACGTAATTGTTGTGCTGGTATATCTGATGTCTGAGATGTTATAGGAATGAATGTCCATCCTTCTGCCGCTAATAATTTTACCCATGTTTGTGATTCAAGCATTGGACGTTGTGTCCCCATCCAAGCACTACGGTTGAATTCTCTGATGTGTTTCCTGATCTCATCCTTTGTAACGCCAAACCGTTCGGCCATCTCATACGTGTTCTCTTTGTCTGGAAGTAATCTGTGTGGATGATATCTAGCACCACGTTCGTCGAATAGAGTTTTCTGTAGCATCCATTTTGTGAAATGGTGTTCCCATTCCAGTAACACGCCGTCTACGTCTGTGAGTATTATTCTATTATTTGATGTCGGCATCTTCCATTCCTGCTACTCTCAACTTAACAATGTTTGTGATCTGCCATTGTTTTTGATCTAAACCTTTGGTGATGCCCAACCATTGATTCCTTATCAACGCAAAGTCATTTATAATTTTATCCATGTCGACCACATCGTCTTCGCCGTCCACGTACTTCTCTGCATCTCTGCTTGATAACGCTCTGTTGTAATTTTCTAAGTATTTCCTGAAGGTCTTTGATCTTAATCTACGTAATTCTATGTTTAGGTATTCTAGTATTGCTTCTAGTTGCTGTAGTTGGCTAAACCTTTCTTCTACTATTCCTGGCAGTGACGCACTGGCTCTTTCTAGGTTACCGTATATCTTGCACTGCTTCTTGGCCTCTAACAATTCTTTGTCAAAGTATGCCACGCAGTCTGGTATCTTGTCTAGGTTCCTGCTTACTTCGTTGTACCAATTAATCATCTTCACCGTATCCGTCTGACTCTTCGTCTTCCTCGAACACAGTTGCAACGGCTTCTTCTAGTTTTGGATCTAGCTCTGCAGATCCTTTGAGTACGTCATGCTCCACTCCTATGTCCTCTAGGCTTTTAATAAAGTCTATGGCACAGTCCAGTTTCTGTCTCTCTGGAACGTAGTGTGTTATGGCGTTCCATAACCTTTCGATGTCCTCGTGTGTAAAGTCTATCATTACTCTTCTTTTTTACTCTTTGTTTTTGTTTCTACTTCGATAGGGGCATCGGTATCTTCCATTTCAGTAGGTGCTTCTTCTTTGAATTCCGCCATTATCATATCTAATTTATCACCAACCCATGCTTTCCTAAAGTCTATGTGTTCTTTACCCGCTTTATCAACATACTTCAGTCTGTTTCCTGTCTGAACTAATAGGCCTTTCTTCTCAAAAAGATCAACTAGTCCACTGTACGGATTCATACCCGTTTCGTACGGAATCTTGACCTGTACACCTTCAAACGGCTTGGCATATCTAGTCTTCATAACTTTACAAGCGGCTCTTATACCCCTCACATCTGAAACCTTGTTTCCTGCTTCATCTTCTTTTAATTTTAATTTCTTCATTGCAACCACAATACTTGATGCATAGATAAATCCCTGTCCGCCTGATATCTTATCATCTGGATCGAACATATCTTGCGATGCGTATGTGTGATTGGTTGCTATAAGTCCAACATTCCAACTACCAAACATATTAACACAGTTTCTTACAAGTGCCGTTAGTGCTTTGGGTTTTCTACCCAAGTCACCTTTCATGTCACCTGCTTCAAACTGATTAACGTCTGTTGGTGTAAGCATCATACCCAAACTGTCTATAACAAATAGTACTTTAGGTGCACCTTCTTTGTTGTCTGCATGTTGCTCTTTGTAACCTTTCATGAACTCTGAAACAGTTTTTGCAACATCATCGACCATTGACATGCTTAATTTCAAAAGTTTGTCTTCTGACGTGTCCACTTTCAATGCCTGCAACCATTTCTCATCTAGTGCGTTCTCTGTGTCTATCAGGATAACGAATATGCCTTGCTCTTGTGCATTCTTGATAATGTTTCCAGATGCTATGTAACTTTTACCTGCACCCGATTCACCCGCAAGTACTGTAACCTTGCCTAGTGGAATACCTTTGTTGAAATCACTGGTCATTAAATAGTTCAATGCGTAATTTCCTGTTGAGATCCAATCTGTGGGATCGCTGAATCCAATACCTAAACCTTGTATTGACTTTGTGATACTTTTTCTAAATTTTGTTGCGTCAAACACTTTTGTCATTTTGTTTTCCTTATAATACTATCCAAAGGATGATTGCTACAATCAACATCCACGCAGGTATTTGTTTGTACAAGATCCATTCAACAGCCTTTTGTATTTTCTTTTTCATGTTATTATATTACTACACAAGGCCTCAATAGTCAATATCAAGGCCTTGGTAAATGTCAGATTATTTTGCTTGTCTTGATCTAATCAACTTCAAGATGTCTTCTGCTCTCTTGGCACTGTCGCCCGCCGGAGCCGCCGTTGCCGGGGCCGCCTCAGGTTGTGGTGCTGGTGCACTTTCAGTAACTGGAGCCGCTGTTGGAGCCGCTTCTGCCACTGGTGTCGACGCTGGAGCCGATGCTGTTGGTACTGCTACCTGTGGTTTGCCTTGGTAAGCCACGCCCGCTGGTCTGAAGTACTGTCCGTACTGTTCAAGATCATAGGCCTCACCTTCCACAGATTTCGCAAATAGTTCTGCGATTATTTTTACCTCTGCTTCTGTTGGCTCTTTTGGTCTGAAGTCTCCTAGGTTGTGTAAACCATGTGTTTCGATTGCGGCTCTCTCTGCCTCGTCTAATGCACGTTCTCTTCTTGACCATTTTGATGTTGAGTAGTC